GTATGCGCTGGGTTGGATTGGATACGGTGACTACCGTATTGAGGGAGAAGGTACGCACAAGACTATCGCGGTATATTCTCACACCATCACGAACGAAAAGTACAGTAGCTACAGCTTTCAGCACAACATGCTGATGAGCACGAACCCCAAGCGTGCGATAAAGAATGCGCTGGCACACCTACGACCATACCGCCCAGAAGAACTGGCTAAGTTGTTTGCGTATGATGTGGCTACTAAAGTATCCCAGAATGACTACGTGAATAAGAACAAAGTTAACGAAGCGGAGTCCTCTGTTACAAAACACAAACAGTTATACACAGAGTTGAGTGCGCTGGTCAGTAGTGGTTATGAGTTCGTGGATGCCGATTTCGGCAGTAAGGTAACTTCTTTTATAAGTGAGGTTGACGAATACAACCTACAAGCAACGGACATTAACATGTATTACGTCCGTGCCTATATGCTCAACGATGAGCAAGTGTTCGATACGCACCTAGTGACAGAAGCTCACAATACATGGCGGTATGAGATATCTCCTGACCCCACCAGACGATACACTTCTGATACGTTGCCTGAGTTTCTATCGGGTAAGTTGTCTGTGCTGATGATGTGCGATCTAGATCAATACGTGGAAGGCGTAGGTATCCGTATGAATGACGGAGTGTTTTATGTCAACCAATGATGACGGGTACGACACAATGTACCGTGTCATGGTAGACGATGGAAAAAATTGTGTGCGAGTGCAATGTATTGGAATGTATTGTCTTGACAGTGACGTAGAAGACACGTATAGTGGGTTAGAGAAGTTGCCGCAGTGGATGCAAGAGAAGGTTGCCCTACTGATGATGACTTCTACTGACCCACCGACCGTGCCCGTTGAGGGTATAGGTAAGCGTATCAGCGAGAATACATTTTGGGTTTATCAATAAGAGAAGGAGAGTGTTATGGCCGGAGTAACTCTAGCGCCAATTAAACAGTGTGAGATGCGGTTACGCATACGTAGTACAAGTCCAATGGTTCAACATAACTGGGATGAGAAAGCCAAGCACATGATGCGGCAGAAACATGCTGGTGTTAAAACCAAAAACCGAGATGTACGAGATCCAGATAGGGAGTTCAAGGCAGCAATGCACAGGACTCCTGATGGAGCGTACGGATTCCCGTCTGGAGGTGTTAAGAAATGTCTACTCAATGCCGCTCATAAAGATATAGGTATTGAAAAGACGTTACTCAGAAAGTCCCTATTCATAATCGCGGATGCCGATAGTGAGTCAGGCGAACCCCTCTGCCTTATGGATACGATTGATCCAATCATGCGTGAGGATGTGGTGCGCGTGGGTCAGGGATCTACTGATCTGCGGTATCGGCCAGAGTTCAAAGACTGGTCTATAGAGTTAACGCTACAGTATGACGGCGAGGCTCTTACACCTGAGAACATCCTAAACATATTTCAACGGGCTGGATTCGGAGTAGGTCTAGGTGAGTGGAGACCTGAAAAAGCTGGGGAGTATGGTAGGTTCGCAATCGACACAGACTTTCCCATAGAGACTAGGGAGATTGTACTGTGAGTCTACCTAATGCTGATGTTGCTTGGAGAAAGGGGGTCAGATTTCGGTCTGATCCTGCTCAAGTGTTAGAGGTAATAGAAGAGCTAAATGTGGCACATGGGGGCTATGCCCCCGACGGGTCGTTGGTGGAGGTAGCACGCGATCCTCAAAACTTCTTACACGGTGACTTTGAATGGAACGATTCAGTGGCTGGCGAGAAGTACCGCTTGATGACTGAGAAGAGTATGAAGCGCAACCTTGTGTTTATATCCCATTCTCCTGTCCCTGATGCGCCACCAAAAACTATTCGTGTGCTACAACGCACAACGATAGATACCCCCCAAGGTTCGCAAAAGGTTTGGATGTCAACCGTTGACATGCTGGCTGATCCTGAAGGTAGGGATAAAATACTGAAGACAGCGAAGCGTGAATTGGATTCGTTTGTAAAGAAGTACGAAGACCTATCTGAGTTAGCCGATATATTGTCACCCATTAAGAAGTTTCTAGGAAACTAATCTGGCAGGTGCGGTAAGGTACGATATGGTCAGGCGGGGTCGGGTGAGGTACGGCAGGGTATGGTATGGCAGGTAAGGTTCGGTGGGTCAAGGTACGGTTTGGTCTGGCGCGGTTTGGTGAGGCAGGTGTGGTGAGGTAGGGTATGGTAAGGCGGGGTCTGGTATGGCACGGTATGGCAGGTATGGTTGGGTTCGGTTTGGTATGGCACGGTGAGGTCAGGTTCGGTTTGGCAGGTTAGGTAAGGTCAGGTCAGGTGCGGTGCGGTGAGGTTTGGTGCGGTACGGTTTGGCAGGTTAGGTATGGCAAGGTCAGGTGCGTTCCGGTGAGATCTGGTCTGGTGAGGTACGGTTTGGCAGGTAAGGTACGGTATGGTTAGGTGCGTTCCGGTGAGATTGGGTAGGGTCAGGTAAGGCAGGTTAGGTGCGTTACGGTACGGCTAGGTTAGGTGCGGTATGGTGAGGTGAGGCAGGTATGGCATGGTCAGGTTGTGTTTGGTGCGGTGAGGTTGGGTATGGCAGGTTTGGTTTTACAAGGAGAAGTAAGTGAACGACGAACAGACTGAAAACTTAGTGCGTGCTGTGGAGAACATGGCACGTAGTCTTGAAGACATCAGTAACAACATTGATCGATTATTTAAATTGGTCGAGCAAAAAATAGAGGATGAGTAGATTGTTAGGGAACTCCCTAACATTTAATTTCTGCATGACATGATACCAGTTCCCAAGGAGAACGCATGACCCCAGAAGCCAAAGTGAAACGTAAGGTGACCGAACAGCTTAAATTGATCGGTGCCTATTACTTCTTTCCCGCAACGGGTGGGTACGGTAAGAGCGGCGTTCCCGATATTGTTGGGTGCTACAACGGTAAGTTTTTTGGAATTGAATGTAAGGCTGGGAAGAACACACCAACAGCTTTACAGCAAAAGAATCTCGATGACATCGCCGCAGTGGGTGGTGTTGCCGTCGTGATAAACGAGAGCAACTGGACTGACGTGATGTTCCTACTAGGGGCTAAGTCTAATGACCCGAACCAATATGAGTTCGATTTTTAGGAGAAGGATGTGAGTAAAAGAGAGAAGGTACTTGAGGTAATGGCGAAGCACCCGAAGTGGAAGGTGGCACGGGTGGCAAAAGCGGTAAATTGTAGCGAGACATTGGTGTATATCGTCCGTAGTCAGGCAAGGGAAGATGAACGCCATGCGGCGTTGGTTGAATTAGACGCGGAACGCAGGGCATCGACAGCTCAGGCAACGTCGGTATTGGTACCGACCAGTGGAGTAAGTGCAGAGGTACAAACAAGTTATGAGGAACATAACGACTTAACCCCTCAACCGTTGGCAACAAGAGGTAACCTGTTAGATGTAGCGAAAGCCTACATTACCAAGGACAGACAAGCAGATCATGGCGATGCGGAGGATAACTTTTCACGTATTGCTCAATATTGGTCAGTGCACCTAGGCACACCCGTCAAAGCTCACGATGTAGCAGTGATGATGGCGTTGCTCAAGGTAGCGAGAATCAAGCAGAACCCTAACCATATCGACAATTGGGTTGATGGTGCAGGGTATTTCGCGTGCGGCGGTGAAATCGCTAACCTGCAATAAGAATAGGTCAGAACTTTCCAGTGTGTTAAAGCAGACGAGAACGTAAGTATAACTGACACCGAGGGGGTGCGAAGCCCCCATTTATTAACTTATTACTAGGTATATTATGGATCTCATAACAGTAGACTTCGAGACGTACTATGATAAGACGTTTTCTCTGAGTAAAATGACAACAGAAGCCTACATACGTGACCCACGTTTCGAGGTTATAGGTGTTGGTGTAAAGGTCAACAACGGAGGTACCGAATGGGCGAGTGGCACGCATGAACAACTTAAAGAATATTTTTCGGAGTTTGATTGGGGAAACTCTATGGTACTGGCTCATAACACCATGTTTGATGGTGCTATATTGTCTTGGCTATTTGATATTCATCCTAGGGTGTGGGCTGACACTTTGTGCATTGGCCGCGCTATACACGGGGTGGAGGCTGGGGGAAGCCTCAAGGCAATGGCCGAACGATACAAGCTCGGAGTTAAAGGTACCGAAGTTTTAGATGCGTTGGGTAAGAAGCGTTTAGACTTTAACACAAACGAATTATCAAGGTACGGCGACTATTGCATTAACGATGTGGAGCTTACATATAAATTGTTTGGTCGTATGGGTAAGCAGTTTCCACGACAAGAACTAAAGATTATAGACCTGACACTCCGTATGTTCATCGAACCAATGTTAGATCTTGATCTAGGTCTGCTCGAACAACACCTCGAAGACACCAAAGATATCAAAGACAGGTTACTGGAAGACGCAGGCGTAGTTAAGAAAGACCTTATGAGTAACCCTAAGTTCGCCGAATTACTTGAGGGGGTAGGTGTGATACCTCCGATGAAAAAGAGTCCCACAACAGGCAAAGAAACATTCGCATTTGCCAAATCTGATGAAGCGTTCAAGGCACTGCTGGAACATGAAGATGTGCGGGTGCAAGCATTGGTTAACGCTAGGCTTGGCAACAAGAGCACCCTTGAAGAAACACGGACGCAACGGTTTATTGACATAGCGAAACGTGGGTTGCTACCCGTCCCCGTAAGATATTATGCGGCGCACACTGGACGTTGGGGTGGCGCTGACAAGATCAACCTGCAAAACCTACCTAGTCGAGGGCCGAACGGTAAGAAGTTAAAGAGAAGTATGATTGCCCCTGATGGCTACATGCTGATCGACTGCGATTCAAGTCAGATTGAAGCACGCGTGCTGTCATGGTTGGCAGGGCAGGATGACCTTACCGAGGCGTTCCGTGCAGGGGAAGATGTCTATAAGAAGATGGCGATGTCAATATATGGTGTCAACCGAGAAGAAGATGTAAC